GGACGCAATCAGTGCTTCAGGCAGGAGATACATCAAAGAATGGTACCCAGCAGGGCTTAGAACCCGCATCATGCCCAATGGGGCTATAGTAATTATTAATACACGCTACCACTATGACGATCTCTGCGGTTGGTTGTTGAAACAACAGGAGAATATGGGAGAGTTTGAAACAATCCCATGGGAAGTAATTAGAATACCTGCATGGGTAGACGAAGAAGCAGCAGAATTGCTTGACTTACCTGTAGGCTCTAGTTACTTTCCCGAATGGAAGTCCAATGAAGTCTTGAGAATGGATGAGAGTGAGATCAAAGCCTCTAATGGTAGTAGATACTGGAATGCTCTCTACATGCAAGACCCCACACCTGAAGAGGGTGGTATTATTAAGAAGAAGTGGTTGAAATACTGGGATGATGAAGAACCACCCCACTGTGAGTTTGTAATACAAACATATGATACTGCTTTCTCTACACGAACTACGGCTGACTACAGTGTTATCCAGACATGGGGGATATTCTCCATGTATAACCAAGATGATAATGGTTTAGAAGACTTAACGCCCAATCTAATTCTACTGGGGAACATCAGGGGTAGGTTTGAGTACCCAGAACTAAGAAAGATAACCCAGAAGCTGTACGATGAGCATAGACCAGACGTGTGTATGGTTGAGAAGAAAGCCAGTGGACAGTCTTTGTTACAGGATATGCGTCGGAGTGGTCTCCCTGTGATGGAGTACACACCAGACAGGGATAAGGTATCCAGAGTATACTCAGCTTCTCCAATCATTGAGGCTGGTAGAATGTGGATACCCAGTAAGAAGAAGTGGTCAGATGAATTAGTAGAGGAATTACTAAGGTTCCCCAATGCTGCTCACGATGACCAAGTAGATGCAATGACAATGGCTATCCACTACATGAAAGAGTCTTGGCATCTAACACATCCAGATGATCCACACTACGATGATGACGTGTCTCATAAAAAGAAAAGTACTTATTGGACATTTTAATTTGCATCCAATAAAAAAGTATGGTATAATAGTATAGTGAAATATTTTTCAAGGGGACAGTATGCCGGGACTCTCAAGCTTACAAGTAAATATTAAAGATCAACCTCATAACCTTGCATGGATTAATGAGGAAGAACAAGCCTTGCTTAAAGACCTTGGTGGTTCAGGCCGTCCCGGTCCTATGGGTATCCCTGCTTATCCTTATGATGACTTCGATGCTCCAAAGGGTGATTGGGGTGAACCTGATGATTTTCATCGTGATGATTTTACTTATAATGCAAAGACCAACGAGTTTTCATTACCTAAAAGTATAGGAAGTAAAAATGAAACAGAGAAAAGTAGACAGCAATTTGCCAGTGACTTAGATGTAATTACTGGAGGAGAAAATGCTGTTAATTTTTCAAAGTTAGATTTAAACAAAATGGAAGATATGTATGAAGACCCTGACAAATATGGTGTAGGTTATAATGATTTTGTAAATATGGGATTTTTTGATAAGTCTGAAGCAGCAGACCTGCAATCTATGAGAGAGGATGCTCTTGAAATACAAAAATACTGGAATAACGAGGGCTATCCAGAGCTAACAGTAGGTGTTGATAATGATTTTAATTTTAGTTATGATGGTCCATTCATGCAAACCGTAGAGCCAGCGCTCTCAGAGATAGCAAAGTCTGCTGTGGAGGCAAATAAATTCGGTGCTTTTGGGGCTATAAATCCTATGTCAGTCATACAAGCTATGGCTCGTCAGTCTGGCTTATCTGAGGGCTTTCCAAACCTTAATATCCTACCGAATAATTTAGATTTTCTTAGAACTAAGGAACAGATAGAAGAAAGAGAAGCAGAAGAAAGAGAAGCCAAACTTGCTGATAACGAAGTATACTTTGATGGGTCTCCCGAATATCAAGCCATGAGAGCTAAAGCTCAAAAAGAAGACGACCAACTTCAAATTAATGAAGCTACTGAGGCAGCAATGGAATTTTATGATCCTTTTGAAGATGTTGAAACAGGTAGTAGTAAGAGACTATACCCTGAGTCTACTTATCTACCTAAACTTGTTACTCCTGAAGCTGCTGCCAAGAAACCATCAGCAATGAATAATTATTGGAAGAACATTAATACGAAGCTCTCTAATGAAGAGAATACTATATCTAAATATTTTCGTAGCCTTATTAAATCACCTCCCGATCCAAATGAAAAAATTATTGAAGACATTTATTCAAGAGCTACTGGTGGTACTGTAGCACAAACCAGTGAAGAAATATTTGCTGATATATATGGACTTACTCCTAAAGAATCCACAGAAAAATTTCTATTTAATTCACCTCCTCCTATAAAAAATACTATTGAAGTACCGGAAGAACCACCCCTATCAAACAAAGATTTCGGATATTTTGAATATGATCCAGAACGTATAGGTATACCCCTTTCTATATTTGAAAACTATTATGGAGATGATTCAGGTGGTGGTTCTGATAATCCCAGTAATTATGTAAATAAAATTAGACATGAGGGTTATACTGATCATAATTGGGGAGATACATGGGGAGCGCCTGAGTGGGAACCACAACCCGGAATGCCTTGGACTCTTGAAATGATAGAAAATCATCCCTACCTTGGTGAAAGTGGAAATTTAGGATTTGGGCAGAGGTTTAATATGGGGAGCGAGGATGGGGAAGACGGTCCTATGGACAAGCCATCTTTTAAAGAAGCTCCCCCTTATCGGCTGGAAGATGTTACAGACTATAACATCTTTACAAACCCATCTAAAGTTGAAGATTACTATAAGGATAGTAACGAAACTCCAGCACGAAATAAAATGAAAAACTATTTTGCTAATTATACTGGTACTACTCCTAACTCTGGAACTCAATTATCTACACAATATGATAATAAAGATATTTATAAAAACATGATAGATAAATATTCTTTTAAAGCTCCTGAGTTCAGTGAAGAAGATAATCTGTATATTAATAATACAGGAGAAGAAGATTCATTTAGTAAATTAGCCCGTAAGAATAGGGAAGCTGCTTTAAATACTCCTAAGTATGACCCTCTTTCAGAAATTACTTCTAGTATTGATTACTTAGATAACATATATGGAATTAAATAATGGCTACAGAACGTAATCCCTTTGATAAGATACCTGAAGCTATAGATACTAATATAGTAGCCATGATGCCTGAAGAAAATTCCAATGTCTCTATTGAGATTGATCCTGATGATGGTGGTGTAATTGTAGACTTCTCTTCTGAAGAAGAAAGTATTAGCATGGAACCATCAGAAGAAATAAGTGAATGGTATGGTGATCTAAGCCTTGACCTTGATGCAGAAGAACTACAAGATATTGCCAGTGATGTAATTGAAAACTTCAATGCTGATAAAGATAGTCGTGCTGAATGGGAGTCTATGTTTGAGAGAGGCTTTGATCTACTTGGTCTAAAGCTGGAAGAAGCATCAGAACCATTTCAGGGTGCGTGTACTGCTGTACATCCCCTTCTAATTGAATCAGCCGTCAAGTTCCAATCAAAAGCTTCAGGTGAACTCTTCCCTGCTACTGGCCCAGTCAAGACACAGATACTTGGTGCTGCTACTCCAGAGAAAGAGATGCAAGCCAATCGAGTTCAGAACTTTATGAACTTCCAGCTTACAGAACAGATGCCTGAGTACTTTGATGAATTTGAAAGAATGCTTTTTCATCTACCCCTGATAGGTTCAGCATTCAAGAAAGTTTACTACAGTGCTACACTGAAACGCCCCGTATCTGAATTTATTCCCATAGACCAGTTCTATGTGTCTTACTACGCCAACGATCTCAGAAATGCGGACCGATATACTCATGTAATCCATAAAAGCCCAGTAGATATGAAGTTGGATATGATGGCTGGTGTCTACAAAGACATTGATCTTCCTGAACCAGCCCAGCTTTCTGCATCAGGGTTTGCCAGTAAGATAGATAATATTCTTGGGTTGTCTCCCTCATATGATTCTGATCCACAGTATGTTATCTTAGAACAACACTGTTATCTTGATATTGAAGAAGAGGGTGTACCATGCCCTTATATTGTGACTGTAGAAGAACAGTCAAGAGAAGTTTTAAGTATTCGTAGGAACTACAAGCAAGACGATTCAAACAAAGAGAAACGAAGTCATTTCGTTCACTACAGGTTTGTCCCC